TTACCACCAGTATTATTTGCAATAATTAATTTACCACTCGCTAAAGTAGCACCAGGACATGTATAAAAGGGAAATCCTGTACCAGTAGACACAGTGTTGTTTGGATGTGTCTCAGGTAGAGCGTTGTTTGTGTATGGAGTAACCGTTGGTGTATATGTTCCTAGTACTCCGTTCTGTTTGACAGCCATGAGTTTTAATTAAATGAATGAAAGTAGACTTTTGCTCTACTTACACCGCCAGCACTACCTGCGGATAATGTTGTAGAAGCTCCTGTTTGAGGATCAGTTAACTGAACCTCTCTGGCAAAAATTTTACCACCTGTGTTGTTTGCAGTGTTGGTAGTAACAACAACCACATCACCGTCGATGTTGGCATTACCCGAAACATCTAAAGGTTGTGATGGTGTCTTACCAATACCTAATTGACCTGATCCATTAAGTACCATCTCATCGGTACCTGTGTCATCAGTAAAGTGCAAACCAATACCAGTAGCACCTTTTTGAAGTATAAATTTACCAGCACTACCGTTACCAGCAATGATAGTAGATCCTGTAGAGTATATAGAACCCTCGACTTCAAGATTATATGTGGAAGCAGCCCTACCAATACCTAGTTTGGCAGATGCAGAGGAACCAAGTTGGAATGTAGTTCCTGTAGTAGCAGTTACGTTACCGCCACCTGTGATGTTACCCCCGAATACAGCATTACCATTAGTACTATCCAAAGTAAACTTGTCAGTAGCAATAGCGATGTCGCCACTGCCTGTGATAGATGTGACAGCATCAATCGCACCTCCTATGTTAATTCCCGTTGCTGACGTTGTGATGCGAGCTGCATCATTGTGATATATGATAGTATTTGTTGAATCCCCATAAACCCATTTGGCAGTATGAGCAGCGTTCATCAAAAACATTTTGTCACTAGCAAGGACTAAACCGTTCGCAGCTGTGCTAGTAACATATGATGAGTCACCTGTGTTTAGATATTTGATCTGTAGATCATCGTCTGCACCGAGTTTGATGATTTTATCATCAGTCATATCAATGTGACCGTTGGCAGTTAGATCCTGTGTGACTGTTAATGTCTGTTGACAAGCGACAGTGTTTGAGAATGTAGCTGCTGCAGCGAAAGTTGGTGTCGAATTTACAGTTAGAGTATCACTATTGGCATCTCCTAACGTGACATTACCACTGCAGTTCATCGCATCAATGGTAAGTGTTCCTGTAAATTGTGGACTTACTAGGGTTTTATTGCTTATCGTCTGTGTGGCAGTTAATGTAACTAACGTATCAGATGCTGCGATAGCACCGTTGGATGGTAAGACATAAGTGTGTTGTACACCCGTTGGAATATCAGCTGTACTAAATCTTGCTATCTTTGTATCATCAGATGAGTTAGGTATGATAAAGTTAAGATCATTAATCGCCAAAATAGAACCTAGACGTATCTTACCAGTTCCCTGTGCAGAAATGGTGAAGTCTAAGTTAGTATCAGCACTATCTTTTGCTTGTATATTAAGCGTGCTACCTACTTTTTGAAGATGCAGTCTAGCATCTCCCATTGCAAGTCCAACCTGTCCTTGAGCTTCAGAGAAAACACCAGTTGATGTTTTGCCCTCAAATCCTAAACCAGGCGTACTTACTGTACCTGCAGGTACTGCTCTAAAAATACTACCTACCTGAGCTCGTTTGTTCTGATCGGTTGGATCAGAGTTATCGAGAAGTAACAGAGTATCAGCAGACGCAACAGATCCTGCTACTAATTCAGTCAGGTCAGATATCTTACGTGTTGCCACAGAATGTCCACAATAAAACGTTCATGTATATTTATACATTCTTATCAAAGATAAAATATCCCTCTGCGGACTGCCACCATCCAACATCCCATGTGTGATATGCATCTTTATATAACTTTGCCTTAGATATCAACGGCTTCCCCTTATATTCACACTCTCCCAGTGTGCCACCAACAAAACATTCCTCGTCTTCTAGGTAAGAAAATACCTGATCACACACTGGGTTCTTTACTATTATAATGTCTTGTTGTGCACCTAACACCCATGGTGCAGTGACTTCTACTTCCTGTTGTCTGTATGGTTTATCAGGTTGATAGTTATAACGATTACTTGTATTGTACTTTCTATCCCCTATCTTCTCATGTATAAGAAATATATGTGCCCATTTTGTAGGATTAGATGATGCCTGTGTCCAGTTATCAAATCTACCCTCAAACCATTCACAAAATAAATCTAAAATTTCAGTGGACATTTACTTTCTTTATTAACCCTATTCATAATCAAATCCCATGCTTTGAACTTCGTATAGAATCTCAATAGACTATGTTCTTCGTTTGCTTTCTTAAGATCTGTTGGTAATGCTTTCTTCTCTAGAACAAAATTAGCATCAGATCTTTTAGAATAGAACTTGACATAGCATAATGGAGTGCCTTTTGGTAAGAATAGATTTACATTCTTATCTATGATCTTTACACCCATAACTAACGGCCTAAACCATACCGATATTGGGAACGTTGCAGGTACTAACTCTAGTCCATACCTACTCAACAATGGATGTGGTATTTGTTCTACCCACACATCCTTATCTCTTGTCCAAAAAGAATGCACATATTGCATTTGAACTTCTGGATACTCACCCTCTAACCACCTTTCACCTATGTGGAAATATTCCTCATAGGCATTCTGGTTCATGTCAGTCTTTAATGACCGAGTTTTATCATCATATTGCATACCAAGATCGAACGGTTGAGTTATCACCCAACAGTTGTCACCCCACTTCTTCCATGCAGGACATTTTGAATGATCGTATTGAGTGTCATAACCTGTCCGAAATTTTTTTGGAATATTTACGTATTCATCAGGCAAAGGGTATGAACTCGGATTACGACCAATAGTGTAATCCCAATATACTTTCTTCACTCTTCCTCTTCTAGTGCTTCATCTAATGCTTGTGCTATCTTATCATTTGATGGCAAATTAGATAAAGGTTTCTTTGTCATGAAAGGACTTTCTGGATTTGGCACTGCAGTTTGCTTGCTCTTGTATTTGGCCACATTGATCTGCTTCTTCTTGCCTTTGTTTGCCTTGCACTTCTTAATTACTTCAATGGCATCACCAACAGTAACTATTTCACCTGCTTCTTCGTCAGGTATTTCTACATTGAAACACTCTTCTAGAAACATAACAAGCTCTACCATCGCTAGACTGTCTAGCATCAGGTCGTCTGCAAGTTTACTATCCCAAGTAACTTCTGCTTCAAGTTTCTGTGTCTCCCCCAATGTTTCAATGATTGCTAACTTAGCAACCTTGAGCATGGTAACTTTAGAGATCCTCTTGCTGTCGCTAAGGATCTGCTTTATCTCTGCGTAGGTTTGATTATAAGACATTAAACGTAAACTACCTCATCATTTAAACATGTTTCTCGAACTATATCGAGTATACTAATGAACTGGTCACCATCATCACAGTCAATTGTTCTGATATTCCCATCACTACCTAATAGTGTAAACCTTCTTTTAGGAATGTCAACCGTTATCTTATCAAGGACCTCTCCTTGATCATTGTAAAAATCCATAGTGAAACTCCTTCAGTACGAAGATTATAGCAGATTATTTTAGGTTTGTAAAGTAGGGTGTGTCACCTTTTCGACTGGCACGACGGTTCACCTCTGATGCCTTGTCCATGAGAGACTTGCCTGTATCACGGTTCTGCATCATGTGCTTGACCATATCTGTATTATTTTTCTCTTCTCTAACTAATTCTTCGACGTAATCGTCTAAATGCTTTGCAAGAATGTTTTTTAAGAACACAGCTTCTTGCTTTGTAACTGACATATGAAAGGTCATTTGTGTTTCTTTAACTCGACAATCAATTCAAATAGATAGCAGATGCATCCATATCTATGTTGCCACCTGCTGCTACTACATAGTTGCCACTGGTTGCTGTTTTCATTTCCCCAGAGACATTAATATCATAACCAGCTGATGCGGGTGCGGATATCATTCCCTCGAATGCTCCTCCGTTTATGCAGCTAAAACTTCCACCACTGATTTTAGTTCTAACCTTACCACCCACGTCGGTCATAAAATTACCACCGACTTTTTCGTATCTGCAGTTTGCTGCACCGATACGAACATCTCCATCACTCTTTATTGAGAATGTAGATGATTCTTTTTGGATCTTAACTTCATAATTACCTTTGACGTTCTCTTTGATAGAGCCACCTTCACTCAAGTCATTTAGTAAGAAGGTTGTTTTGTTCTCATATGAGTTGGAACTGAGTTTCATCTGGTTCTTTGAAGACAAAGCCATGTTCTCTTCAGCTCTCACATACATGACACCGCCACACTTCATTTCCCAGTTACCGTTAATTTGATCGTAACGGTTACCTTCAACCTCTGTGTGCATATCACCTTCAACATATAGGTTGACATCACCTATAACTTGAAGAACTACTCTATCAGTTTCAACATCAGTACCTACCTTTATAACAAGATTATGGTCTGATAAGATATATGTATCATTGTAAGACTTTAGAGTCGTGTTCTTTTTCTCATCCAAATCAAGGAAATTTCCATTTGCATTCAACAAACGGATCCTTTCACCATCCTTGGTATTGTTCATTTCCAGAACATGTCCAGCTGATGTTGTCTGAACATAGTTCTTTGGATATCGTACTCTTATGGTAGGACTATCGTTCTCTTCAACGTTCCCACCTTGAAATAAATTAACGTCAGCCATTAGTATCCATAACCTCCTCCACCTTGATTAGGTGGATTGTTTGATGGTGGTGTTGGATTGCTTGGTGTACTTGGTGTTGATGGATTCACAGGTGTCGTAACTGGATTAGTAGTTGTAGTATCAGTATTAGTTGGTGTACTTGGAGTTACAGTAGTTGTAGTAGTGGTTGAGTCAAGAGTTTCAGTGGTTTCTTCCTTAACTTCTCCTACCAGCATTGGGTGTCCAACACAGTCTATGTAGGTTTGAAGTGGTAAAATATTGCTCTCTTTGATCTGTCTAGGTCCATTATATGCGTAAATTGGAATAACTTTTCCACCATTACCAGTAGGAGGTTGACCACTAAGTCCTCTGTCTATAATAGTAGGTTTAACAAATCCAAGAACCTTTTTATTGATCTTAGGCTCTACAAGAGAACCATTCTCATCCACAGTAACAGTGCCTATTTCTTGTTCTTTAGATCCTGCTCCAATAACGATGACTGGATTTACGTACTTGCTGCCAACATTTTCCATCTTGACATTATCAATGATAGGAATAAGGTCACCACACTTGGCATATATTGCAGTTGCTTCCTCTGGGAATACTAACTCTGGATATTTTTGATTGAAGTTAAGTGTAAACTGATATCCTGATTTAGTTTCAAGTATGACACCAGACTCTAAATTAATATTCCAAGATGGATCTATAGTAGCAAACGTCATAAGATCAGCACTAAAATTAGTATCAACTACTTGCATAACATCTGGTTTTGTAGGATCTACAGTTCCATCGGCATATTGAACAAGCATTAGATTTTCACCATCATCTAGATTGTTGATTATGTCACCTTTAGGAACTGTAACAACATACTGTTCTTTAGGGCAGAATGTTGTAGCTGGATCAAATCCATATCCAATACCAGGTTTGATAACTTTAATAGCATTTACCTGACCATCAACAATAATTGGTTTTAATACTGCACCACCACCCTCAGGTTCATTACAAGTAAACTGAGCTCTGACTTGTGCTTCTAAACCAACATTACTTCCTTTACGTTTCATAAAGACACCTAGTATCTGTCCTATGTCATCTACAATAGGCAATGCTTTAATTGGACTGGTTGATTTAAGATTATCCCATACCAACTCAGGGAAGCATGGCTTCTTATTAAGGATACTATTAGAACAGTTAACAGTAGCAGTGCTTATATTACCATTACTGTCATAGAAATTCAAGCTCTCAAACTTCTCTAGAGGACCTCCCGTCTTGAATTCTTTCTCTGTAATACCAGAGTTCTGACCCACAGTAGAGTCAAGAGGATATCTAACACCAGTTTTTGTATCAAATATTTGTTTCTCCCCGTTACCACTCACGAATGGTACAAATCCTTTCTTAGGTTTACCATCACCAACTACAGCACCAGAGTTGGGTGGTTTGAATGCATACTGTGCAATTTGTTCCTGTTTTGCATCATTACCCTTCTTCTTAGCACCAGTACCAACCTCAAATACAGATGCACCGATAGCACATGATACTTCACCATCACAAAATAGATCTATAATATCAAATACTTTGCTCAATATATTTTGTATCTTATCTGCAGCACCCTTGATAGAACCAACAATATTTTTAAGCATACCCAATGCACCTTTTATCTGATCCATTATCTTGCCCATGATAGCTCCGATAATATCTTGTATTAGACAAAGTGCTGTGTCTAGTACATTTTCTAAAAGATCCATCAAGATGCCTTTGATAAATTCCCCCAACTCCTCAAGCATCTGTTTGAATAGACAAGATATTACGTCACCAACATCTTTTAGTTTCTTCTTGACTTGATCATCTGCATCGGGATCTGGAATACCTATGTCATTAAGACCATCTTGTATCATCTTCTCGACATCTTCCATGACAACACCCTTGATGTTGGCAGTAAGACCTAACATCTTTCTCTGTATTCTAGCTGCAGTCTGTGATATCTTTAAATCCATGTCTGCAACATCACCAGTTGCTTCTTCAATATACTCTCCTATGGAGTTTTGCTTGACACCACGAGCCCATTTCATAAACTCAGCAAGAGGACCTTCTAATTTTGTAGCAGTTTCAGATCCACACTTACCATTACCAACTTGGACTGTTACTTTCTTTGCATCATCCGCGGCCTTCTGTGAGGCCGAGTATTGTTCATCTCCACCACGAGGATTTACTGTGCTACCCTCTCCTCCTTTACCACCACTTTTGGTAGATGCTGTATCTAAACCAGTATTATCGTCAGTTTCAATGGTGTTACCTGTGCCTGGTACACCACTTCCTGAACTTCCATGAACTCTTTCATCATATTCAGGAGCAGCAAGTTGTGCAAATCCAGTCTCCGATCCTTTCTCAGTTCCATATGCACCTACAGGATTTTCATCACCAACAGCACCCATAACAATAGGAATCTGTGCAGCTGCACCATCCAAGAAGAAACCAATAACCCAACCGTTAATCTGTAATTGATGATGTCCTCCAATACCTGATCTTTGTGGTGATGTGACAGGCATCAAACATAATGCCCATGGTAAATCTTCTGTTGGTAAGTCAGCCTTATTAGGACTATGATACCCTACGATCCTGACTTTGACTTTGTTAGTCCAGTCCCAATCTGATGTATCAAATCCCTTACCAGAAAATACATCTTGCAATTCACCAACAACATTTTCTCTTACTTCTTTCCAAAATGTGCCAGCACCATCATTCTCAACTTGACCTATCCACCAGTTGAATCCTTCCTTACCTATAAAATTAGCAGTTGCTTCTATACTCATCCTACTATACCAGTATTATCCTCTGTCATATCACTAGTCTTAGTTTGTTCAGAACCAGGACTGTCCGTAAACAGCGTTAGTTTGGTGCTCATTTGATTATTTTTGGTCAGGAACTGACGTTGAACTCTACCAACAACATATTTACCACTGTTTTGTACGTCTAAGTCTTGCTCCTTACCTTTAAATACCATCAACTCTACCACCATACCAACAGTCATTTCATTAGTCCCTACGTATTCTACCTCTACTTCCTTATTATAAAATAATTTTTCTCTCAATGCAGCCTGTGATATTTGTGCTGTCATGCCAGCAGTGTATGTACCTTCAGTAAACAGTGCAGTATCAAGTACTTTAGACATATATCTTGTAGGTGCAGTGCTTTTATCGAATTTTTTATAGTATTCTGGAACTGAATAGTTCTTATTCATTAAAGGCACGTCTTGGTAATATTTATTGATGTTAAAAGGAAATTCTTCGTACTTCATGTCCTTAACGTCTAGTGTCATCACGTTATTGGCATAAGAACCCATGTTCAAACCCCTCAAAACATCAGATGATTTTCTAACAGTCATCTTATCAACTGGTAGAATATTTTTATCCTCCTCTTCTTCCATTTCTTCTGGTTGATGTCCAACTACAATCTTTCTAACTGGTTCTACTCTTGTGAATGAATCATAGGACTTAAAATTATACCCCAAATTATTTTGGAAGAAACAGTAACCAGCTGATGCGTTTTTGCCACCAGCAGATTTAGCAGAGATTGCCTTACTGCATAACCATTTGATTATAGTAAACGGAGCCCAGAATGGAGATATGAAAGATATTTTATTAGCAGTCTCTTCGACCATACCTTCGGTAGAAACACTAGTCTGTAATAGTTTTCCGAGGAGTTCTTCCTCAACAATCTTACTAATTTTATCACCTCCACCTTTACCAAGACGTTTAGATAATTTTATAGCAGCATTATTAATCAGATCGGGTGTGCATAATAATAACGTGGCTTTAGATGATCCAGCTTTCGTAACTCTGTCCTGTATATCATAGATGATCATATAATTTGCTATTGCATTTCCCTTATGATCCTCAAACCCAATGAACACTGGTTCCATTCCTTGAAGTGATGATACGAGACCCGTTTGACTGTCAGTTATCTGCACTTCCATTCTGATACTAGCACTTCTTATATCCTCAACATAGTTGAGATACAATAAATGATTGAGATTAAGAGTTGGATACTCTCCTATCCTAAAATCTACTAAATTGAAATTAGATTCTGAAGCGTTCATGAGAATTGGGATGTGGAAGCGTATTCATCAAAATATGGAGACAGTTCTATCACAGGAGCAGCCTCTGCACCTCCCTCTGGACTCTTAACTGGAGGAGTACCTGTCGTAACTGCTGGCATTGCAATTTCACTCGCTATATTTTGTTTAGTTATTTCAGTGTTGTGTGTAACTAAATTTCTATTTTCAGTGATGACATTATTAGTTAGTTCATTGAGGTCTGTTCTTTGCTCATCATTCTTAGCAAAGAAGTTGTTGTGAACACCCTTCATTGCCTTGTATCCAGCTGTAGCTAACATGGCTGCAGGTGAGAACATGAGTGCTTTC